TACAAAAGATTGTTTGATAAGCTGCGACAAGAAAGACCTATGAACCAAGAGGTAGCTCAAGAGGTTATGTCTAATCTGTTTCAACAGGTAGTAGGTGAAGAGGTAGCCAACTTAGGTTTCGACTACGTTAATGGTGAGAAGAACACACTTGAGCCACTGCGTAATATACTGACTGACTATCAAGATAACTTCATGCCTAACTTAAAAGTTGATTGGGGTGACATATCTATTGACAATCTATTGGTAGCTAATGAGATACAGTCTAAGTGGCAGTTTAATATACCGTCACTACAGCGTAAGGTAGAGGGCATATCAGGTGGACATTTAGTCTTGGTGGGTGCTAGACCTAACACAGGTAAAACATCCTTTCATGCCTCTCTGATTGCATCTGAGCGTGGCTTTGCTAGACAAGGGGCTAAGTGTATCATCTTATGTAACGAAGAAGACTACACTCGTGTTGGTGCTAGGTATCTTAGTGCTGCATCTAACATGCCTATGGAAGAGATCAAAGCTAACTACGCTTTAGCATCTACAAGATACAAACCAGTGTATGACAACATTAAGATAGTTGATAGCACAGGTAAGGACATGGTGTGGGTTGAGGCAGTAGTTAAGAACCACAAGCCAGACGTAGTTGTACTTGATATGGGTGACAAGTTTGCCAGTAAGACAGGTGCAGACTCTCATGTATACCTCAAGGATGCAGCGATACACGCTAGGAATATTGCCAAGCAGTATGACTGTGCTGTGATCTGGATGTCTCAGCTATCAGCAGAGGCAGAGGGTAAGATATATGTAGATCAATCTATGCTTGAAGGTAGTAAGACAGGTAAAGCTGCTGAGTGTGACCTGATGGTTTTGATATCAAAGAATCCACAAGTAGAGGGTGAGTTTGAGTCAGACACACAGAGACACTTGAACGTAGCAAAGAATAAACTAAAGGGTGGATGGCATGGGGTTGTTCACTGTCAGTTAGATGGAGAGAGAGCAAGGTACTCAGCATGAGGAGAGTCTTAGATGTAGAGAACTCTATAACTCTACGAGATGGTAAGATATTTAATGATCCATATGAACCTGCTAACACGCTTACTGAGGTGGGTGTGTTGTGCTTAGATACAGGAGAGAAGAGACTACTACCGTTTGACCACAAAGAAGCAACAGAACAGCATAAGTCTAACTCCTGTGTATTACAGAGGATGCTAGACAATACAACTTTGCTGATAGGACACAACCTACAGTACGATCTAGCCTGGCTATGGGCTAACGACTTTAAGTATGATGGTGACATATATGACACAATGCTTGCAGAGTATTTACTTTTACGTGGACAGAAGCAACCTCTTAGTCTAGAGCAGTGCGCTATCAGGCGTGAGCTACAGTATCAGAAAGATGATACACTTAAGACGTACTACAAGAAAGGATACAATACCAATGAGATACCACTTGATGAACTCAGTCATTATCTTGACCTTGATCTTCTTACCACTGGCGAGTTGTACAAAGCAATTGAAGAAGACTTCAACAGTCCTGACTCTGCCTCTTTACAAGCAGTCAAAAGCGTCACCTTTAGAACCTGCAAAGTCCTCACAAGGATGTCAATGGCAGGAATCAGGGTGGATAGAGATGCCCTCGAAAACGTCCGTGATAAATTCGAGCGAGAGCGCAACGAAATACTTGATAGACTGCAAGCCACAACAAGGGAACTGATGGGTGGCACACCTATTAATCTTAACTCCCCAGAACAAATGTCGTGGGTAATCTTTAGTCGCAAACCCAAAGATAAAAAAGAGTGGATTAATTATTTTAACTATGATGACAGTAGTGATTACAGACTTGCATCACACAAAGCATGTAAAGATAAGTTTAAAAGTATAGTGATGTCTGTTAGTGATCCTTTGTTTAAAACAAAAGCATCTACTTGTCCTAACTGTGGTGGGTATGGCAGAGTACATAAAAAAAGAAAGGATGGTACACTATATAAGATACCAAATAAATGTAAGGACTGTGATGGTAGGGGTTTCCTACTCACAGAAACAAATGAGATGGCAGGGCTTGGTTTTTTTCCTCCAAGTAAAAAGTGGGTCAGTGCCAATGGCTTTGGTGTAGGTAAGTCAAACCTGGATGCACTTATAGCCACAGCTAAAAACAACAATATGGAGAAAGCAATTGAATTTTTACAAGACGTTAAGAGGCTTAGTGCTATTAGTAGTTATCTTAGTAGCTTTGTGGATGGCATTATCACCAACTGTAAAAGAAGTAGCAAACTACACATCAACCTTACCCAGCATATCACCAGTACAGGTAGATTCTCTGGACGAAATCCCAACATGCAAAACATGCCAAGAGGAGGAACCTTCCCAATAAAACGTGTGTTCATCTCACGGTGGGAGGGTGGCAAAATAATTGAGTCCGACTTTGCCCAACTTGAGTTTAGAACGGCTGCGTTCCTAGCACAAGATAATACAGCCATGCAGGAGATTGATACAGGATTTGACGTACACTCCTACACGGCAAAGGTTATCAGTGATGCAGGGCAACCTACATCTAGACAAGAAGCAAAGGCACACACCTTCGCCCCTCTCTTTGGCGCTACAGGATATGGTAGAAGCAAGGCAGAAGCTGCATACTATAAGCAGTTCGTAGAGAAGTATAAAGGTATAGCTAGGTGGCACAGCAGGTTGGGTGACGAGGCAGTTAACGAGGGTAAGATAACTAATGTCAGTGGTAGGCAGTACGCTTTTCCTGACGTGCATCGTAGAGAGAACGGCTCTGTGTCTCACTTTACCATGATTAAGAACTACCCTGTTCAAGGCTTTGCTACAGGTGATGTTGTACCTGTTGTACTCATAGAGCTTGATCGTTTGCTTGAGCCTATGCAGTCTTGTCTAGTCAACAGTGTCCACGATAGTATGGTAATTGACACACACCCTGATGAAATAAATGATGTGTTAGGTACAATTAATTTGATTAACTCTAATCTAAATGATATGATTCAAAAAGAATATAATATAAAAGTAAACGTTCCTTTGTTATTAGAATCAAAGATAGGAGATAATTGGCTTGACACAAAAGACGTTTAATGATATAACTCTAACTCTGAAACTTTTTACATATGAAAGGTAAAAATTATGGATAACGCAGTAGCACTTAAAGTAGACAACATGAACTTAACGGACGCTATGGGTTTCTCAAGCCCTGCAACGCAGTCTCAGTCTAGTCTAGGTAGGATTACAGGCACAATTTTACAGGAAGTTGTTGATGGCAAGGTAGCTTCCTCACCTGTATTTAAGATTACAACTGAAGATGATGTAGTCTACGCCAGAGAAGTAAAAGTAAGACTATTTGCAGAGCGTCAAAAGTGGCAACGTTGGGATAGCGAGAACAAGACTATGCAGAAGTCAGTCATGTCCAACTCACTAAACGTTGACTTGAAAGATACACTTGGCACGTTCAACCTGGGTAGACCGTCAGGCTACATTAAAGACTTCCAAGGCTTACCAAAAGATCAACAGGATTTCATACGTAGCGTTAGCCGTGTCAAAGTTATGATGGGTAAAGCTAGATTAGTAGATCCTTTTTATGAAAGTGGTGATCCAGTAACAGGACATGAAGAAGAGTTTGACTTTGTTATGGATGTTAAGAACAGAGATAGCATGAAGTTTATTGATGGTATGATAGGTAAACTAATTAAGAAAAAGATTAACCCTGCAGAACACACCATAGCTCTACTGGGTGAATCACGCAGCTTGCCTAACGGCAATCCGTACATGGTAACTAACGCTTCACTTAGTGAGTTCGTTGGCTTGTCTGACGGTGATAATGAAACACTACAAAACTTTCTAGACTACATTGACTCTAGTAATGATTATGTTATTAGTAAATGGGCAGAGAATAATGTAGAGACAATATCATCACAGGATCAAGACATAGTTACCAACATAGTTGATGTGGAGGATTTTGACCAGTGAACCACCCTGCTGAACTAGCACTACATCAGTATCTTAGAAGCTCCATTGAGGGCAAGTCTACGATGTCTCAGGATGTTATAGATAAAATCAAAGATGATATTGGTGCTGCTCTCGACAAACAGTTCAATTCTGTTGAACAAAAGCGAGAGTTTAAACTTAGGATGTCCAACGTTGGGCGTCCAAAGTGTCAGCTATGGTTCGAGAAGAACAATCCCGATCATCAGGAGCCTCTGCCTACGTCATTTAAAATCAATATGATATTTGGTGACATGGTGGAGGCTCTGCTAAAAGGTTTGCTTAGAGCATCTGGAACAGAGTTTGGTGACAATGAAAAGGTAACACTGTCACTAAACGACAAGGATGAAGTCTCTGGTGAGTATGACATGCTGTTGGATGGCAAGATAGATGATGTCAAGTCAGCTAGTACATGGTCATATGAGAATAAGTTTGTTGACTTCTACACGCTAGAGAAGGGTGACTCCTTCGGCTATGTGCCACAGCTTGTAGGCTACGCTGCAGCAGCTAAGAAAAAAGTTGGTGGCTGGTGGGTTGTTAATAAAAACAACGGTAGCTTCAAGTATGTCTCAGCAGCAGAGGTAGACAAGGATAGAGTGTTACAAAAGATAAGGGATGTACACACCTACCTTGATAGCAATGCACCGTTTGAGAGATGCTTTACAGACGAACCAGAGGTATATAGAGGTAAGGCTAGTGGTAACTACAAGCTACCCAAGTCCTGTACCTTCTGTAACCATAAGTTTAAATGTTGGCCTGAACTAAAGAGCCTACCATCTAAGGTATATAGTGGCAAGAAAGAGCCACCTACCGTACACTACACAAAACTAAGAGGTGAATATTAATGACTACAATAACAATAAACGAAACTGTTTACTCAACAGATGATATGTCTGATTCTCAAAAGAACACAGTGCAAATGCTCCAACAGAATTTAGTATCTGTAAATATGTTAGAGCACTGGTTACAATGTGTTAAGTTTGTCGGGGAGGTAAAGACAAGAGAGCTAGAAAAGTCTTTAACAGAGGAAAAAGAAATAGAACCAGGAACAGAAAAAGTTCGTGCTCGTAACGAAAAAGGACATTATATAGCAGATGACCCAAACACCCCAGAAAACGAAGCGTGGGCTGAGAAGCCCAAAGAAAAGAAGGAGTAACCCTAGAAGGTATCGCAGTGGCCTAGAGAAAGAAGTTGCTGACTACCTAAGAGATAGACAGAACCAAGTCAGGTATGAACGTTTAAAGATAGAGTGGGAAGACTTACGCTACAGAACGTACACACCTGACTTTATTTTAGACAATGGTATCATAATAGAAACTAAAGGTATCTTTGATTCAGAAGATAGACGTAAGCATCTAGCCATACGAGAACAACATCCAGAGTTAGACATACGGTTTATTTTCAGTAACAGCAAAGCAAAGTTGTACAAAGGTGCTAAGTCACGATACTATGAGTGGTGTGATAAGTATGAGTTCCAGTGGGATCATCGTGTCATACCTGAAGCGTGGTTAAAAGAGAAGGGTAGACCTACGAAGTTAAAACTTATTCCTTTTAAAGGAGAAAGAAAGTAACATGACTAAGTATAAAATAGGAGCAGATGAAGTATCATTAGTATTAAAGCCTTGTTCTTTTGATGATAAAGGTAGGTGGACAGGTGAGTTAAACACAGGGCTTGTAGTAGGAGAACAGATTTTACTTAGTCCTGAAGATGTTTCTTACCTAGTTCACTTGGCTACACTCATGGGTGCATTTTTAGAACTTGCACAACATGATCAAGATCTTTATACTATGGTTGAAGAACATAGAAACGAATTAGTAGGTTATGAGGACGAAGAAGATACGCCACTATACGAGAAGGTAGAGGGTACAGAAGGTAAAGTCTTGAAGCTTACTAGATTTACAAAAACACAAGGAAGCGCATAATGGGTATTATTGATACATTAACTATGAACGGACAAACAGTTACATCAGATTTAGATGCAAAGTTTTTTGATCCAGTAGATAAACCTGCACACTACAATTTAGATGATGGAGTTGAGTGTATTGATTATATCAAACAAGTATTGGGCAAGGAAGGTTTTGTTGCTTACTGTAGAGGTAATGTTATGAAGTACAATCATAGAGCCATGTACAAAAATGCCACGCCTGTAGAAGACTTAAAGAAAGCACAACAGTATCTGACATGGGCTAACGAAACATTAAGGGAAATACACAAGTGAGGGAAAAGAAAAAGTTTAGCGTTACATTTTTACTAGAAGTAGGTGAACCGTGTAACGTTCTATCAACTGTAGAGGATGCACATGTGGAAGATGTACATGATCTAATACACAATACGTTCCACGACATAGACGATGTGAATATAGAAAACTTAAATATAAGGGAGAGACTATGATTAATGCTAGTGACATCGAAGCATTTGAATATTATAACGAACTAGAATCAGGTAACGTGTTGCCTACAGACTATCAAACGTTTATACACAAATCCAGGTACTCCAAGTGGCTACCCAAAGAACTAAGACGTGAGAGTTGGGCAGAGACAGTTGACCGTTACATGAAGAATATTGTTGCTGACAAGCTTGGTAAAAAAGATTACGATGATATAAGAAAAGCTATACTTACCTTAGAAGTCATGCCATCCATGAGAGCTATGATGACTGCAGGTGCAGCAGCAGACAGAGATAATACATGTATATACAACTGTAGCTACCTACCTGTAGATGATCCAAAGTCTTTTGATGAAGCTATGTTTATCCTTCTCTGTGGCACTGGCGTTGGCTTTAGTGTAGAGAGACAATACATAAACAAGCTACCTGAAGTACCTGACTTATATGACAGTGAGACTACCATCGTAGTGCAGGACAGCAAAGAAGGTTGGGCTAAATCTTTTAGACAACTACTAGCTTTACTGTGGGCAGGTGAGATACCTAAGTGGAACATGTCTAAGATCAGACCTGCAGGAGCTAGACTAGAAACGTTTGGTGGTAGAGCTAGTGGCCCTGCTCCATTGGTAGATCTGTTTAATTTTACTGTACAAACATTTAAAAACGCACAAGGACGTAAACTAAACGCACTAGAGTGTCACGATATCATGTGCTTTGTAGGACAGATAGTAGTTTCTGGTGGCGTTAGACGCAGTGCTATGATATCATTATCAAACCTGAGTGATGATCGTATGCGCCATGCTAAGTCAGGACAATGGTGGGAAAGTGCAGGGCATCGTGCTCTAGCAAACAACTCTGTATCTTACACAGAGAAGCCCGACATGGACTCCTTCTTGCGTGAGTGGACATCACTTGTAGAAAGTAAATCTGGTGAAAGGGGAATATTTAACCGTGAAGCATCTAAGAAACAAGCTGCAAAGTATGACAGGCGTGATCCTGCTTTTGAGTTTGGAACTAATCCATGTAGTGAGATTATACTCAGGCCATATCAGTTCTGTAATCTTACGGAAGTTGTTGTCAGGGCTGGAGATGACGTGGATTCTATTGCGAGAAAAGTCAGGCTTGCGGCAATACTTGGAACAATTCAGTCCACATATACTAAGTTCCCATATCTGCGAAAGGTGTGGCAGCGAAATACCGAAGAAGAACGATTGTTGGGTTTGTCACTCACAGGGATAATGGATAACCCTTTAATGACAACAAAGAATAAAGGTCTTAATAAAACATTGGAGTTTCTAAGAGATGTATCTGTATCTACTAATGCTGAATATGCTAGTCTTTTTAACATACCCTGCTCTGCTGCGATTAGCTGCAACAAACCATCGGGAACTGTCTCACAGTTGGTTGACAGTGCCAGTGGTATACACTCTCGTCATAGTGCATATTATATCCGTACTGTTCGCGCTGACGTAAACGATCCACTGACACAGTTTATGAAAGATCAAGGCATACCTAATGAGCCATGCGTTATGAAACCTGACACCACTGTAGTGTTTAGTTTTCCTATAAAGTCTCCTAACAAAGCAGTTACTCGTAATGACCTAACAGCTATCGAACAACTAGAGACATGGCTAGAGTATCAAAGACATTGGTGCGAGCATAAACCTAGCGTCACCTGCACTGTCCGTGACGAAGAATGGCTAGAGGTTGGAGCCTTTGTTTATAAACACTTTGATGAGATGAGTGGTATATCCTTCCTACCCCACTCAGACCACACATACCAACAAGCACCCTATCAAGAGTGTAGCAAAGAGGAGTACAACAAACTCCTTAAAGCTATGCCTCGTAGCATAGAGTGGTCAGCTTTGTGTGATTATGAAAAGGAAGATAACACTGCAGCTATGCAAACACTAGCCTGTACTGGCGATACGTGTGAGATAGTTGACTTAACATAAAGGAGATAATTATTATGTTAGTATTTAATTTACTTGTACCTGTAGTCTACGCTTTAACACTTTACGGTGGTTACGATAATGTAGCTAAACCTGTAGCAAAAGCAACTTACGAAACAGGTGTTGTCGTTTACGAAAAGAGTGTAGACATTATTAAAGATATCACTACAGAAGATCCAGAGTAGTGTATGTCTTAGTACTCATAATGTCTGTTGCACCAGGGTATATCCAAGTCCAAGCAATTAATCATGTATACCCTACTATGGAGATGTGCAAGAGTAGCGCATCATACATACGCAGTGAACTTATAAGTAAGAAGCCTACACCTGAGTCCACTGTATCAGCATACTGTACGGAAATACCAACAGAGGTGTAATGAATATAGAGCGTGAAGCAAAGATACACATGGAAAGGAAACTAAAGCTTTTCTTCGAGGAGCTAGAAGTAAAGTTACGTCCTGTAAGAAAACACATAGAAGAAAATCTGCGTGAGGATATATACAAAGTCAGAGCTTTACAGGACATAGATGACATACTTATGATAGCTAAATACGCTACAGAAAAGTATGGTCTAAAATAAAAGGGTAGCCGTTGACTTAATTGTTGGCGGCTATTCTCCTTTGGCAGTGTCTTTGTACAAAGATAGTATAGCTCTAAACTGATTTAACTCACTCTCTGTCATGGTTAGTGGGTCTTTTATTTTAATAGCTTTTAGTTCTTTTTCCGTTGCACCTTCGTCACGTAGCTTTTCTAAACGTATCTTGTGGAAAGTTTTCTTAGCGTTTTTGTACTGTTCACTATTGCCAGAGTAGTTTATCGTATCGTATTTCTGTTTGTTTATCCTATGGTTTTCAGATAGAAAAGGCATAGCTTCATTTACTGCAGACCTAGTTTCTTTTATTATCCTGCTTACTTCTTGTCTACGATAAGTGTTTGTACCTTTCATAAAGTCCTTGTCAGCTAATAACTTTCTGGCTTTTCTTTCAAGCAAAGGAGATAGGGTTTCGTTAAACAGCCTGTCGTACATAGCAACCTGACTTCTTTTGTTTGCTCTAAATCCTCTTAGCCCTGCCATAGTGTATACTTTTTCAGCAGCCGTTTTACCCCTGACTACCCTAACACCAAATATAGAACTTAGTGGATTAGGATCGTACAAATCCCCTTCTCTAGTTGCAGCACGTAGCTGACTAAATTCATTCTCTTCGTTAGTATCACGAAATATGTCTAGTATATTATCTAGGTATCTGGTAGCTTCAAGAGAAAATACTTCTCCCCCACCCCTTTTAATTAACTCTACTTCACCAGTGTCACTAACCACAGCTTTTTGTCTTTTATCTTTATGTATATCTGTATCACGAACAAAACCTACAGCCCTGTCTATTGTCTGAAAGGGTCTAGTAAATCCAGCTAAGAAACTACCTGCACGTCTTTGTAGTTCTGCTGCACCAGCTTCTCCGTTAGTTTCATCAAACATCATGTTAAGGATTCTATACATATCGTTACCAAACTGTATGTCTTTAGCAAACTGACCTACACCTAGTTGAACGAGACTATCCTCTATTGCCTCTGGTGTACTTGTTGCATAGTAAGGCAACACACCGTCCTTCACAGGGCTAGGATCAGCAGCTTTACCTAAAGGTCCAAGTGTTCCTTGCCTAGATAACTGGTTAAACAATCTACCCATAGCTAAGAACTCTGACATAGGAAAGGCGTTCTTCGTGTCGATAACTGTGCCACCCCCAACATCTAATTGTGTAGACTCTAACCCTCTGTCTTGTCTCTCTTGATCCATACGAGCAGCTAGCACTAAACCTGTAGTACCCACAGCCGCACGACTAAAAGCCTCCATAGTTTTTATGTCTGCTTTACCTCGCATGATAGCAGCAGTAGGTGATATTAATCCTGCAGGACCAACCTGATAGACAGTGGCTACAGTGTTATTGAAGAATCTACCAAACGGTAACACAGAACCTAACACAGGCAAGTTGGATATACTTTCTACAAATTTAGCTGTGGTTCTAATAACAGGCGCTTGCTCTACAGTCGTGTAGTCTTTTGAGAAAACACTCTTCATTGTACTGTCTAGTGCAAGCCCCATTACATCTTCGTCTATTGCGTTAAGGTTGTTTGTACGCATTGCATCAGCAAGAGTTACATTGTTTTTTATTCTAAGCTGTTTGTCTAGCTCTGTCATAAACATCTGAGATTTAGTGAAGGTATCCTGTGCTCTAACGCCTGTTAACTTGGTAGATGCATCAACAAAACCCTCTATAGTTCTATATACCTTGTTGTTTGGATTCATATCAAACTTATCTGCTGATATTTCTACACCAGTTCCCCCCACTGTCTCGTGCAGCAAGCTTTTTACTTCTTTATTTTCATCTAAGAACTTTATGTAAGCATCATGCGTAGTAAAAGGATCAAGTAAGTTTCTAAACTTGTCTCCTTGTATTTGTGCGTATACCTTACCTATTCTTCTTGCTTCTCTTCCTGCCTCTGTGTTGCCTCTTAACATACCGTAAGCGTAGAACATACCACCGTTTAAAGCATCAGCCACAGACTGTCCTAAGTAATACTGTGACCAGCCAAATATATTAGCTGCAGTTGTAGGCACAGATGACACAAGAGTTCTACGCCACACGTTTTGTAGATACATAAGTTGCTTCGGTTGTTTTTCTTTTGACAGATAACCTGGCAGTCCATCCTCTAGGGCATCTCGTATCTCTTTACGCTCTAACGCTTGATTAATTATGTCATTACCCATAACAACACCAGCGTTTAGTTTGTTCTTCGCTTGAGCAAATACCGAAAGTTCTCTACCTAAACCACTAGAGTAAGACGCTATCACATCACTAAGTTTTACTTTAGCTGCTGCTGCATCTCCTAAGTGTATACCTGTAGCTTTCTCAAAGTCTTTTGACATGGCAACAAATTCCTTGTCAGGCATGACACGTATTACATCTGTTAAAAAATCTGATATAAAAGTATCTTTGTTTACCGTTATACCTTTTTTTCGCAATAGCCCTACAAGACCTGTTTCTTTATCTGGCCCTAAAAGTATCTCACCTAATAAACCTTCTGGCATCATTTGATTACCACGGATTTCTTTACCAGCTTCTACTTTCTTAGCCCATGACTTATATCCCTGTCGTATTACTTTACTAGCCTCAAATCCTACATCTGCATCCACTAAACCTTTTTTAGTAAACTTACGCATAGCCATCTCTTTTTGGGCATCTGCTAAACTAGTCTTGCCAACTAGTCCTCTTGCTCCACTACCTACTAATGAAAAAGCAGGAGCAACTGCACCACCTAACATGGTACTAAGTAATACTTGTTTTTTATTTATTGTATCTACAGAATCATCTACGTTTACATCTAAGTATATGTCCTGTATTGCTATGTCTTGAAAGGCTGCAACTGTAGCGTCTGCCCCAAAGGTTGCACCTAGCTCAAATACTTTTCCTTTTTTAAGTCTATTTTGATTAAAGTCTTTTAATGATTCATACCCAAGCTTACGATACCACTCAGACCTAATATTAATTGCAGACTGATCTAGTGCTAGTTTACCTGCTTTAGTTCTAGCTGCACCTTTACCTATTTTACCTATTAAATCATCTTGTGCTTTTTTTACTGCTTTCTTAACTTCTTTTGAGTTAGCTCCTTTTTTGATAGCCTCTTTGTAGGCTCTCTTACTAGCTTCTTTTATTGCTTTCTTACTAGCTGTAGTTACACCTAAAGTAGCAGCCCTACCTACACCACCAGTAAGAAGACCTAAGTAGTTGGATGGGTCTGCTGCTGCAGCAAAGACATAATCTTTTATACCATCTATTTTACCAGAAAGAGTTTCGCCTCTGTTAAATAAGTTACCTAAACTATCATACAATCTATACGCATCTGCAGCAGCAGCTTTGTCTGCTTCACTACCCTTACGTACAAACTGTACCTCACCTGCTGTTGATAAGGTGTTTGCATTAAACCAGCGCATATGGTCTACAAAATCATTGACTAGCTTATTGTCATCCTCCATAGTACGATAGTCTTCGCCTTTATTTCTAGACATGTACTCACGTATGGTATTTAGATTACTGCGTGTATGTAAATCTTTTATTTTAAGAACTTTATCAGGGGCTGTGGTATCGAATAACTGATCCTCTTCTGAATCATAATCATCATCAAACAAAGCATCTACAGAACCTGTGAACTTTTTCTTAGGCGATACAGTTAAAGCTGTGCCATAACTATCGTCAAACAAATCATCTATATTGCCTTTATAAACTTCTGACATTACAACTCCAACTGTTTAATTAATTCATCTATAACTGTTTTAGTTATATAAGGGGATAGTCTATTCTTACCAGAAAATCTGTTCCAATAAGCTAGTAACTTATCTTTATCATTTAGTATGCCCTTATCTCTGGCATCTTTTACAAATGTGTTAATAACTAAAGTAGTTCTTTCTTTACTCTGATTTAAAACAGATTCAGTTACAGCACTATCTGTTACCTCTGATTTTGGATCTCCTGTCTCAGCATCATTTATGTATACTTTTCCATCAGGTGTTACACTAAAACTCTGACCTCCTAAATTCTGTGTTGAATAAACTGTGATCTTAGGTTTAGCTTCTTCCTGTTCCTTTTCTTCTCTTCTTCTTTTCTCTGCTCTTCCAGAAAGCCCTCCCTCACGAAAGAACTGTCCTATGTCATCAAATAAACTTGGCGTATCTTTAGGGTCTACTTTAGTTTCTGGTATTTCTATTTCAGGATCAGCATCTCTACGCTCATCTGCTTGTGGGGCCATTTGACCACCAAGTTCTGCTGGTGGTAACACCTCTTCAGTTATTTCTTGACCAGGGAATAAAAAACTAGGCTCTGGAATAGCCCTAATAGCAGCATCTATAGTCCCATCATCTTCATACATTGTGTCAAAGTTAAACCCTCGTTTCTTTAGAGTCTCCAAAACAGAGGTATCTTCTGAATCTAATTCTTCGTTGATCATAGTACCGTCTGCTTTAATTCTACTAAAAAAGATATTACCTATCAATTTACCATTTGCATCCACATTGTATTTTAATGTTGTACCATCTTTTACTTCAGTAATAGTATTTCCTTGATCTGCTGCTATCGCACTTTTTAGCTTAGATGACAGAACAGATTTTTTAAGATCATCTTTTTCGTCTGCTTCTGCCTGTGCCACTAAACCTTCTATAAGAGGATTTTTAGACATGGATTGAATATCAGATAAAAAGTCATCTCCATAAAGTTTATAGAACTTCTTTACAACCATTAACTCTGCTTTATCTTCTAGTCCTTGTTGCTCACCTTCACCTAAAGATTTTTTGTAAAGCTCTGTCTTTCTAAGATCTGAAAGGGCTGATTCTTTTTGTCTTAAATATTTATCGTATGTATCTACAGGATCATATACATTTGCTGTAGCCTGATCCACAGTCAAGTATACAGAGGCTCTGTCGGAAGCTAGGCTATCATAAGCATCCTGTCTAGCTAATTCTATCATGCTCATCCTATTTGGATCATACCCTACTCTTGCAGCTTTCTTAGGATCAACAGCAAGTAGTTTTTGAAACGTTGTTCTTTCGTCAGTAGGAACAGACATATCTTGTTCGTTAGCTAATAGACCATATGAACGCTCTAAAAATTCTTTTACATCTCCCTCTTCAAATAGTTCTGCACCTTCAACTAAAGTGTCTACCTCTGAGAAACTTAAAGTACCGCCACCTTTTGCAGCACTGTACTTAGTTAAGCCTTTTACAAAGTTAGGCAGTCCATTTTCACCTGAAGATATAGCAGCTTTTATTTGTTGAGGACTTGCACCTAAGTTACGTGCCTGTCCAGCTAACATGATACCGTTGTTTACTAATTTTTTTCTATTCTTAAATACTACTTGAGCCTGTTTGTACTCTTCATCTAGTAAATCTTTTTCATCTTTCTGTGCTTCAACTCTTTGATTTATACCTGTGCTTATAGTGTTAAGAAAGTTTGTTGTAAATGAGTTCCAATCAAATGCCATCTTACATGTCCTCCCTAGCCATTAAGCCTTTTTTCTCTACGGCCTGTAGTTCTACTGGCTCTGGCGGTGCATCTACAGTATCCTCTTTTGTTTCTACTTCTGTAGCACCTTGTTCTTCAAGTGAAGCTGCCATGTCCTTTAGTAACTGAACACCTTTATCATCTTCTCCACCTGCTTCAATACCCCTATCAATTGCTGCTCTAAGCATCATCTCTACTTTTTTCTGTTCTTTTTCTTTTTGCTGTTCTTGCGGATCTACTGCACTGTATTTGAAATCTATCTCGTATGTTTTTGCTACAGCCGCTAGAAACTCTGTTAGCACAGGAGCAACCACTAACCCTACATCTAAATTGTGTATACCGTTCATAACAGAAGACATGTACAATGTTTTAACAATAGGCTGTAGAGGTATGCCCATGTCAACTACAGTCATTATATCATCTATTATTTCTGGATCACGAAAGTTTGTAAAGTAGTATCCTAATGCTTGATCTACTGTGCTTGTTTCAGAAGGGCGTTCCCACGGTCTTTCTTTAGGCGTTGTGGTTAACGACTGTCCTGGTATTGGTGCTCCAAAGTTTACTTCTTCCATTTTGTTTTCCTATTTAGTAAATCCAGCGCCAAAGTATAGTCCTACTATGGCAGATACTATGTGTGTATCTAGTGGTGTAATTACAAAGCCTTTAGCCATCTTCCATTGTATAGCGTCATCAGGTCCAAACATCCAGTTCCAAAAACCACCAGTTGCTTCTGTATATCCTACATATACACTTACTTCAGGATACCATACTGCGACTAGCTTTGGCAAGACAATAATGCTAAACACTGCAGATAAAGCTATTAATCTTCTAGTCCAAGCAAAGTGCTTGTCATCCTTGCCAGCGTTACGTGCTTCATCTACAGCTTGCTTCCTGAAGTTGGCACGTTCCATAAGCATTTTGTTGTTAGCTTCTTTAGCCTTTATGGACTGCCCCCATATAGACATCACTCCACCTAGTATAGTGGAGAACAGCATAGTGATTAGTTCTAGGGGTAGGCCAAACATTAGTTATGTTCCTTGATTAATTTGGAGTATCGCTAGGCGATTCTTCTGAAAAAGCATCTCTTACTAGACGTGTATACTCATCACCTTTAGTTCCGAAAGAGTCTGCTCCTGATACACCTGTATACAACCACTCTTCTGCAGAAACTGCTCCTTGATTATGTGCATAACCTAAAACTCCAAGCTTTTCTTTCATAGACATATCTCTATACTCCTGAGAGTTCTTTGTTAAGGCTATGTGATTTGCTGTAGTATACGCTTTAAATGCTCTATCTTGTAGATCCTTGTCTTTTCTAAAAGCCTTTCGTGATTTAGCATCGTGTTTTAAAGTTATGCCCAATATTCTTGCTGCATCCAATTTAGCAACCTCGCCCATTTGATACCTACCGTCATAATGTTTATTTGCTCCTCCTCTAATGTTATAACGATCTGAACTTTCCTTTTGTGCTATAGTCTCTCTAAATGTATTAAATAAACTTTCTGGAATATTTTCTACTTTGGCATCAGGTTTAGGTGGATCAAAATATGCAGGAGCATTACCTGAGTTAAGTAAGGCTATTACTTCCGCAGTTAGCTCACCTGTTATAGGTAAATCAGAAGCCTTTTGTAACTTTCTTATAGCTCTTGCTGAACCCTTACCTAGTATGCCATCTACACCCTGTGGCTTGTACCCTAAATCAGTTAAAGTTTGCTGTGCATCTTTTACGGTTGTTCCTGTTTTTACGGCTATTCTAGGGCTACCCAGCCCTCCTTCTGGTATAGGATCAAGCCGCACCTCATCAATATTAATGCGGTCACTATCAACATCAACACTTTCAACCTCATCTCTAACCTCTCCTAGTTTTTGTGAGTCAAGTCCGTATTGGATATCTTGTACACTGCCCTCTGGCGGTCTTAAATCCAACTTATCTAGCAGTCTACTTTGTAAACTGTCTATGTCTAATGTGGGATCAGCTTTACGCATCATACCCATAGGCATTTTTATTATGCCTTGCTTCTCTAGACCGTCACGGTTAGCACTCAGTATATCTAACACAGTAGATCTATTTACGTTGCTAAATCTAGGTGCTCTGTCTACACGGACCTCCTGAGTAGGAAACTCATCAGGCTGATAGTATAATGGATCAGACATATCATTTAAAACACGAGTTGCAGTAGACACTGGTGTTTTGGCTGGCGGCAACTCTTCTTGTTTTATTGGCTTGTTGGCTATAGACCTTTGACCAAGACCTTTTTGTTCTCTGGCATCAAGAGCTTCTTCATCTATTTGTGCAAAGTTATTTCTTATTACGTTTGCTACAAAGTTCTCAAAGTTGTCTTCCATTACAATAATCCTCTATTAATGCTATTATGTAGCAAATATGCCTACTTTACTCGTTGCCATGCCATTAACTATAGCGCCCAAAAACGTACCTGCAGCACTCGCTAAACCACCACTTTTTTCACCATCAGAGGCTATGTTTTGTAGGGCTAATTTATTTTCTCTATCCATAGCATTGTCTGCTGTTCTCCAAACATACTCCATGAGATCTCTTTCTTGTTGCCATAACTCAGCGATACCTGCTGCTGTAAGATTGTTAGCAGCCATAGCTTCACGCATAGCAGCCTCATTATCTGCAGCATTGTTTATTGTCGCTATACTTTGTCTCCATACAGCATTAGCTTGCGCTATCACTAATTGATTTTGTGCGTTGAAGATATCACGTTGTGTATCAAGCTCTGCCTGAAACTTAGTCATACTATTTTCTTCACCTGCATTAAACTGTTCCATAGCATTTTCTTGTGCTAGATTAAATTGATCTACTTGTGTAGTTAAGCTTGCAAAAAACTGTTCCGCTTGATTGGCGCTCTCAGCATTAAATTGTAAAGATGCGTTCTCAGCGGCTTGGTCAGAAAATATACTTTGTACAAGTGATTGTGCTTCAAACATAGTAGCTTGTTGTTCGTTGTCTAAATTAGACATGTCCATTTGTAAAAATGCTTGAGCTTGTTGTGCTGCAGCTTGTTGTCTGTTGTTTAGGTTAGTCACATCCACTTGTGTTAAAGCAGCAACGTCAGCTAAAAGTTTAGCTTGTCTGTTATCTAAGTTAGCTAAGTCAACTGTTTGTGCTAACTCAGAGTTTCTGATAGCACGAGTTTGCTCTGCTGTGAAGTTTAGATTGGCTATCTCTGCAATACGTTCTGATCTTATAATATTTACTTGTTGTTTATTAGTAAGCTCTTGACCTTTCATAGCTGCTTCTATCTGTGCATTTGCAAGAGCAGTTTGTTGACGTGCAGATAAGTTTTCTACTTCGATGTTTAACTTATTAGTCATGTTAAACATTCTAGTTTGTTGTTCGTTGTTTAACTCTATTTCTCTTTCTGCTAACTGATTAGACACATTAAACAAAGATGTTTGTTGTCTGTTATCTAGAACTCTACCTTCCATAGCTGCTGTAGCAACAGCATCCTGTATAAACGCTTGTTGTTTACTTGTAGCGTTTTGCATCTCTGTTTCAAATGCTTGAGTGCTTTCTATTACAGCCATCTGTTGCTCGTTAGAAAGAACTTGCCCCATCATGGATGCTTTTACTTGTAGATTAGACAACGCAGTTTGTTGTGAGTTAGACAGGTTAGCCATCTCTACTTCTAGATTCTGTGTGGATTCTAGTATAGACATCTGCTGTCTATTTGTCAGGTTCAAGTTATTTACTTCTGCGTATCTAGAAGCGTTAGCTAGTGCCACGTTCTCACTAATACCCAGTGTTATATTTTGTAGACCTGCTCTAAGTTGTGCCTGTGCTAGTACAGCCTCTTGAGTGTTACTTAGGTTAGTTAACTGTAAGTTAGCATTGTTCATGCTGTTTTGCACTGCCATAGCTTGTCTGTTATTTAAATTCTGTAACTCAAACTTCTGTGCTGCTGCTGCGTTAGATAAAGCTACAGCTTGTTTGTTACGAACATTTTCCATATCCATAGCTGCAAATGTAGCTGCATCAGCTTGAGCTATAGGTATAGCGCTCTCCATAGCAGCTTGTATCATGGCGGCTCCTACCATAGAGCTACCACCTAAACCTCTGGCGTTCATAACTTCATTAACTCTACGTAAAGCTCCTGCAGCCCATGCAGGTGTGCCATCGTCAAATGAAGCCATAAGTTTTTCTAGCTGACCCTCTACTGTTGACTGTGGGCTAACTTCACCTAAAACAAACTTTGCTTCTAGTTGTTGAGAAAAAGTAGCTGTTTGGGCCTTACCTTTGGAGTCTTCATTTAGTGCTGTAAGAGTTGCACCAGTGACAACAATCTCTTCTACATTTAGTATTTCGTTTACGTCAACTAACTCAGAAGCAGAAACATTTGTTTCCTCTGCAGTTACATCTGGTTTAAACTCTGATTTCTTTTCTTCTGCACTGGCCTCTTCAGAAAACTTAGCAGCGTCTGCCACTTTTGTAATGGAAGCCTCTGCTGACTGAGTAGGGTTCAGTGTGTAATCTACTTCTGCAGTTGCTTTAGGTGTATCCCCTGCAAACTTAGCAGCTTCTATATCACCTTGCTGTTCAATCTGTTCAGTAGTTGATTTAACATAACTGTCAAATATCTCTGCAGTAGGTAACTCACCGCTATCTAAACTACGTTTTACTTCTGGTATCTGTCTTATTGTATCAAGAGTTTCAGGTGACAAACCAAGCTGTGCTAAATCCTGTGGACTCATTGTTTCAGCTTTCATCAAAGCTTCGTCAGATGGTGTTCCTGTTGCAGAAGCAAAATCTTCTAGTGCAGTTTTTACCTTTTCTTGAGATGTAACTGCATCGTAAGTTGCCTCACGAGGATTTTCTGGTGTATCTATTGCACCAGCTTTAGTGGCTAACTTTACAATTACATCATCAGCATCTAAAACCTGACCTGTTTCAGAATCTATAAGCTGCCCATCCTTTTCAGTTATTTTGTATACATCTTGATCTGTTACTAGGCTTGTAGGGAGTGAAATAGTTTTAGCTAAAGATTCAGCCACACTAGGAATCTCTGTAACTTTTACACGCTCCTCTGCAGCAAGTAAGTCTGCGTAGGTACTTTCTATTAAAGATTGTGCGTTTTCTAAATTTGTTTTTGCAGTGTTGTACTCTTGCGTTAAACGTTCTTTTTCTTCTGCAGAGACTAAGTTACTGTTTGCTGTAACTGCTGCAGTTAATATATTTAATCTACCTTGTGCAAACTGTTGATTCTGATGCCCTGTACTTATAGAGATACCTAAATCTGGATATGATATTTGATAATACTTACCAGGTTTAGTAAGTTCTACTTTGGAGTCTTTTGTTATATTGGTATATTCTTGTAAAGTAGATTTAGTCCATGTTTTGTCTTGATCTAAATTTTTATTCTTACCATCTGTACCTTCATTGAAGTCAGTTGCAAAAGCACCTGCATAAGCTTCTTCAGAGTTAGTGTATAAACCTGATGGATCTGTTAAATCATTAAAAGCTTGTTGTGCATCTGTTAAAGTTTTCTGTGCATCTGCATAAGCTTTCTGTGCTTCATCTAAGATTGATTGAAGGTTATCATCTATAACTGTATCGTCTACCTTTGTATCGTCTACCTTTGTATCGTCTACCTCTTCATCTGTTTCTTCGTCTTTTTTGGTCAAATCTATGATAGCGCCTGTCTCTTCTACTTCTTTAGTATCATCAATAACAGTTGTATCGACATCAATATCTCTCCCATCTAAAACTGCAGCAGAATCATTATCAACAGGTAAACCTATGGATGTCCTATAATTTTGAACTGCTTCAGAGTAGTCTGCTGCACTTGTGTACTCTTTTCCTTGAAAATGATATGTGTTAGTATTTGGATTAAAATAGTTTTCTGTTGAACCAGAGCCAGTACCAGAGGAAGTTCCTGTTTTAACCATCTTAGATTCAATACCACTGCCAGGCTCCCCTGCAACTTTAGTGTACTCTATACCATCAACAACAACTTTATCTCCTATATTAGAACCTATAGAAGCATCTTTTAAAGTACTATGTGTGTCTTCTTTAATTGTTGTTCCTGTAACTTCTGTGCCAACTGTAGAAGTACCTGTAGTACCTGCTGCTGCACCTGTAACTTCTGTGCCAACTGTAGAAGTACCTGTAGTACCTGCTGCTGTCTCTGCTTCTTGAATTACAGCGTCAGGTATATTAGCTTCTGATTGTAATTCTACTAATAATTTTGAGGCTAATTCTGGATTTCCACTTTCTTGTGCTATTTTAATTTGATTAATGCGATTATCAAAGTCTTCTGGTTTAGGTGCAGCACTTACGGTTCCAACATTTTTCAACAACTTATTTTCTGCATTATATTGTTGTGACTCTTCTTGCAGTTGATTTACTGTTTTACCTTGTTTTTCTGCTCTGTATTTCAAAGTAAGATCATTACCTTGTTTGTGTACAGCCGCCTCTATACTATATGGATCAACAGATTTTGCTGACATATCTGTAAAAAACTTATTATAATCATCTCTAGAGTTTAACTCTACGTTTGTATTCTTAGCGTGATTTAAGTACGCTTCTGCAAAACCTTTTTGAACCCTAACTTTACTACCATCAGGAAAAGTAATCATGGCCGAATCGTCTTGCGCACCTGTGGCTACATCTGTTAATACAGGTCCACCTTCGTTCATACCGATACCTGACAGGGGTTCACCCTCTACACGTTGCTTGGCTATTTCAGTATAGCGTCCTAGCATAGAACCAGCAGAAGGTGTGGCTGCAACAAATGCATCCATCTGTTCTTTTCTTGCTGGGCCATCATACCCTAGTTCAGTTAGTAACTGATATGTTTGTTGAGTATTAAAACCTTTAAACTTAGCCATTTATGTCACCATGTATATTATTAAACCTAGCATCGCTGCTCCAGTTATTATGATTAGTATTGAAAGAGTCCAAGTAACTATTGCTTCTTGTATCTCTGCTTTACGATACTCTTGGTCTTTCTTCTTCTTGCGTATCTTTCCTTCAGTAGCAACAAGCTCATCCCATGCAGATGGCCCCATGCTGAAACTGATCCAATCCTTTAGCTCTTTTCTCATAGATTCAGCTTTTCTTTTAGCTGTAAATATTTCTAGAGCTTCTGCCTCAACAGATCCTCCATTAAGTGCTTTCCACCAAGGAGGGTTTTTATTTTTTTGTTCAGCATAGGACAGGTCACTCATAGCACCTGCCCATTGTGTCAACTGTCCTGACATATCTTGTAGGTCTTTACCTACTTGAAAGCCTTTCTTGAGCGCATTAAATGCTACAGTCGCACCACCTATGATGGTAACTGGGTCCACAAGCACTCTCCCTACTTTTAGTGTGGTTTATTTAAATGTCATCCAAACTGCTGTTGCTATAAAAGTAAGTACTGCTACTGTTCCCATTTTTACTGTCGTAGCCCATATACTTTTTTTAGTTAGTCTCCAAGCATCTAACAGTCCACGCATCTCACGTATATCATTAGCTGCGCTGGCATCCTGTAAACCTAACTCATGCAATGCTTTACTTGCACCTTTCTTAGCAGCACGATCTAACATATTTTCTAGTTGTTCTTCTGTTAACTCTATCATTTGGCTATCGCATAAAAAAGATATTTTGCATTACTTACATTCATATAACGTGCTGAATCGTAGTTTATTATAATCCCAGAGTCAGCAGGATCAACTATGTCAGAGTCTGTTACTTTTTCACTTGTGTCATTCAAAAACCAAAATGTATCGTTTCCTGATACAATCCCATGATGATCTGTGAACATTAACCAAGGGCTAGTTCCATCAATTCTTTTAACGATAAATAAAGCACACCCTGAACTAAACCCACAGTCAATTGTCTGATTAGTACCATTACCTGTGAAAGTTCCAACCTTTGAAACACCATCGACTGTGCCAAATAAATTAGCAATATATCTTTGACCCGACTGATTAACCTGAGTCCAAGTGCCTAAACTTATATTGGTATCTGTTGGTGCTGTACCATTCCACGCTGTTGAGATAGTTTGTTCATCAAAGTCTTGGTCTAAAAGAATATAGCCGTTTGTTGTTGATGTTAAACTTTTGTGCCAAACAACCCAGTTACTTGTACTGCTTGTCTTCTTAATCCACATCATCTCAGGAGCTATCCCTAAATTGTGGCCCTGCGTTCTGTTTGCTCCTGTACCATTCCAATGAACTTGATCATAATAATTTGGTGCTCTTGACCACATAATTCCATCGTAGTTATCGCTTTCTACACCTAAAAACCCATCATTAAAATCCCACTTACGATCTGTGTCATCTTGAGCCGCGCTGGTTGCTTCTGTAAAAAGTTTTTTATGTCCTGTTAATCTATGATAAATTCTTCTATTTGCAGTGCCACTTGAGGTGTAAAGATTAAGCACTAGGTCAGTGATAAAATTACTTTTATATTGTGGTATTTCATCATCAAATCTATCTACCACGGCAAACACGTTACTTGCTTTTGTAGGAATTGCCATTGGTCCTCTTCGTATTGCCATGTACGCATAGGTTTGCGTTGCATTAAAAATGTTAATGTCACCCAAAAGCCCAACCCTAAAACCATTATTAATGGGTATGATACCCCCTGCAGTTCCATCCCCACTTTCAGCATCATTTGTATTCCATTGTAAGTAAGGATTATTAGAAATACCGTCTGCTGCCCCTCCTGTTAACATGTTTTGAACATGCCAGTTTCCAGTTGTACTGATTGCTTTAGCCATAATAAATTGAGCTTCAAATCCTAGATTTACATCTATTTCACTAGCAGATCCGTCTGATTGATACGTGCCGCATTTGATGATATCTTGATCCCCTGTAATACCAAAACCACCATCGCCATTATTATGTGCAAATAAATATGCCACGTAACTTGAATTATTTCCATTGACTGCTTCATCAGTGCCTACATAAAAATTACTTGCGTTTGGTTGCGTTGTTGTAAATAAAGCGTTGTTTGTATTTTTTGCATTAGTATCATTTAGAAGTAAAAATTCACCTGCGCTTAAACTATTATGCCACACTATCCAGTTTTGTTCATTTTGCGAACTAGTTTTCTTAACTATAATCATCCCAGGAACGGAAGCTAAACTATGGCTTATTGCTCTATTGTCGCTTCCGTTGCCTGTCCATGTTATTACATCAAAAAATTTAGGAGCCTTTTTCCAAGACCACGACTGATAAAAATAGCTTGAATTATTTACCCTACTTTGAGTGCCTACCCTAAAACCATTTGCAGTAAAGTCTGTCATATAACCAGAAGAAGGTGTATTATCTGTGGTTGCACTAGAATTAAGGAAATTATTTGCCCCTCTTACTGTATCGTTAATAATATGGCTTACGGCACTACCACGAGACTTAATCCAAACCATTCCACTTTCAGCAGTACCAGATACATAATTAACACCTCCTTGAGCAAAAGAAACTCTTCCAGTGGCAGTAAAGTCACCGCCAGTGCCTAAGTTTTTACCAATAGCGTAGTCCTCTGTTAAAGGACAGTACATAATAGGATTTAATGCAGATAAAGTTGAGACAGCAGTAGCGCCACCGTTAGAATCAATAAAAATCCTACGATTAGATTCTGTAGATAAATCACGATAGGTGTAGTCAAGAAATACATGAGCTAATCTACCTTCTAAAAAATCGCCAGAGCGACCAGGCCCTCCTCCAAGCGTATGATATTGACGGCTAAATTCTATAGGGTCATTGTCGTAATTACTAAAAGAAAAGTGATTTGTCTCATCCGTATCGTCAACGTAAATATATCTATTTGAACTATTTCCTAACTCCATAGATATTAAGATATGTACCCAGCCAACTTTAAGATTAAGTGAGCTAGATGTTGCTGATAATCTTCTACTAGATCCTTGCCAACCATATATAACTATATCGTTACCGTTTTTAATAAACACCTGAAAAGAATAAGTACCATCGTCAGCACTATATATGTAATGATTTCCACTATCATTCCTTCTAAAAACCCAAGCACTAAAAGTAAAAGTTTTACTATCAGAGTTACTACTAAAGTCACTATCTCGCCCTAAGTAATCGCTATTACCTCCAAGCCTAGTACTAGTGCCTAAACCAAAATTTCCAAGAGTAAGACCTGTTTCGATGGTAGTGCCATTTTCTTCAACACCTTTCCAAGAGTTAAGGCTAAAAAGGCTTTCTACATTTGGGCCTTCAGCAGGTCCTCCTGCACCACCGCCTAAAAGCTGCATCATTATACCTGACATTAACTTACGTTCCCTGATATTACGCAGACAGTTCCGCTTATAAATAAAATTGTACAGACCCCTCTAGTTGCAAGAGTCACACTGCTTTTATCTTCATCTGTACCTGCGATATACGCAGTTGTAATTGAGCAAGTCACGGTAACATCTCCGCTTGTGTTGTTAAAAACAGAAACAGCATCCCCTGCTGAAAATGTACTGTTTGGAATTGTTATTGCACCACTTGATCCAACCTCTATAAAGTTACCTACATCTCCTGTAGCTAAAGTATAGCCTGATGTTTTGGCAGAGCCAGACTGAGGGATGGCTCTTATTTTACCGTCTGCATCGCTTATAACAAGTGAAGAATCAATAGTCATAGCGGTTGAACTGCCATCTCCGATACGAAACTCATCAGCGCTTCTTGCTACTTCTAAAAACCAATTGTGTTCTGTTCCTCCAGAAGACTTCCCTTGAATTTTTAATTTTGTTGATTGGTTGTTATTAGCTGCTAATATTTCAGCACCACCGTCATGTGCTTGTGAGTTTGAAATAACGTTGCCACCAAAGTTAGCTCCTGCATTAAACGTAGCTGCTCCTGCTGCTGACATATCAAGGGTAAGGGCAACTATTGTACTACCACCATCTTCTCCACTAAATTTAATGTCTTTATCATTAACAAGTGACCTCATCTCAAAATCACTACTGTTATTTTTTAATAGACCAATACTTGTACCACCATCCTTAAAAAAGAAATCACCACCATCAGCATCAAGAATAATATCACCACCAACGTCTAAGGTAAAATCACCAGTTTCAGATAAACTAGCACCAGTTAGAACAGTATTACCAACTTTAATCAAATTATTAAATGTGGCTGATCCTGCGTCGGACATATCAAGGGTGAGGGCAGTTACAGTTGATCCACCATCGTTGCCTTGAAAAACCATATCTCCATCAGATATTGCAGAATAAAAATAATACCCTGCATTATTATTACTTGCTAATTGACCAAATTGAGTGCCACCATCTTTTAAAAGAATATTTCCACCATCAGCATCAATAGTAATATTACCACCAACATCAATAGTAAAATCTCCACCATCGGATATAGTTGAATCATTGATTGTTATATCATCTACAGTTAGAGCAGTTAGTGTACCTAGTGATGTAATATTAGTTTGCGCTGCTGTTTGTAATGTACCAGATAATTGAGTTGCTGTCAACCTTCCTGTACTTGGATTGTAAGTAAAACCTGTATCAGTTTCTAATCCTTGACTTCCTGTAGCACCATCAACAAACACTGGAAAAATAGTTTCATTTGCAGTATTGTTTGCAGATATAGTTACTTGTGTGGCTAGGGCTGCTGTACCTGTAGTATCCTGATTGAGTGTACCCACTGTAAAATCTAGAGTACCATCACCGTCTTGATACGCTACTGTAATGCCACTTTCAGTGTTGCTAGATACCATAGCTCCTACAGTATCCTGAATAACTTCTGATAAGTCTATATTCGCACTGCCATCAAAACTTACACCATGTATGTTCACTGCAGATGCTAAAGCTGTAGCAGTTGCGGCATTACCTGTTGTGTCTTGATTAAGTGTACCCACTGTAAAGTCAATCGTATTATCAGCGTCTTGATAAGTTACTGTAATACCGCTTTCAGTATTAGAGGATACCATTGCTCCCACAGTATCAGAAATAAATTCGGCTAGAGGTGTTTCATTAACTGTTATTGCATCTGCCTCTAGTGTACCATCTACATCCACATCTCCAGATATATCTAAAGAAGCCGCAATAAGCCCATCAACCTGTAAGTCTTCGTGATTAGAACCTAACTTTAACTCAAACTTTGGGCCTGTAGTGTTGTATGTAAATGTAGCATCGTCACCACTGCCACCTTCTAGTGTAATACCTGCACCGTTGACTACAGCAGATGTACTGTTGCCACTATCAAGAACAATGTTGTGATCATTAAGATTTACAGTCGTAGAGTTTACTGTTGTGGTTGTGCCTGATACAGTCAAGTCACCTGTAACTGTAAGATTATCTGCGACTGTAACCTCTGAGGTGCTGTGTCCTAATGTAAT